AGACAGAGTACGTAGTTTAGACAATGAGATTATAAGACAAGACACGTTGATTAAAACTATATTAGGTGTTCCTAATTTAATAGATAGTAATAAAATAGCAAAAGCTGATCGTGATGACCAAAGGAAAGATTAAAATAAATTAAATAAATGGTATACAATATTATTTATGTTAAAAGGTGTTTTAAAGAACGTCGTTGGTAGCATAGCACCTAGTTTGGGTTCTGCATTAGGTGGACCTTTGGGTGGTATGGCTACTAAAGTTTTATGTGAAACTTTAGGGTGTAAATCTGATCCTAAATCTATAGATGCTGCAATACAACAGGCAACTCCTGAACAACTTCTACAATTAAAAAAGGCTGAAAAAGATTTTGAGTTGAGGATGAAAGAGCTTGATGTTGATATTTTTGAATTAGAAACTGAAGATAAACAAGACGCTAGAGGTAGATTTAGTAAAGATTGGACAGCTAGAATTATGGGTTTAGCTGTTTTAGGTGGTTTTTTAGGGTATATATTTTTAGTAACTTTACAACCACCAGAACAAAATAGCGAAGCTTTGATAAATTTAGTATTGGGTTATTTAGGTGGGTTAGCTAGTGCTGTTATATCATTTTATTTTGGTGCTTCTAATTCACAAAAAGAAGAATAAATATGTCTGTAGAGCCATTTGTATATAATGCTATACTAGATCGTGTAGTTGATGGTGATACAGTTGATGTAACCCTTGACTTGGGTTTTGATGTAAAACTGCATAAACAACGCTGCAGGTTGGCAGGAATAGATACACCTGAGTCAAGGACTCGTGATTTAGCTGAAAAGAAATTAGGTTTGGCTGCAAAGAAAAGATTAGAAGAACTTTGCGTAAATAATTTTAAAATAAAGTCTTTAGGAAAAGGCAAGTATGGCAGAATATTAGCTATACCATATACAGAAGATGGTCAAGACATTTGTAAAATACTTATTCAAGAAGGTCACGCAGTCGAATATCACGGTGGAAAGAAAACAAAAATCTGGGGGGATTATTAATATGCATATATCAGACGAGGGTGTGGCTTTAGTCAAAAAGTTTGAAGGTTGTAAATTAGAGGCTTATCAATGTGCAGCAGGTGTTTGGACTATAGGTTATGGTTCAACTAGAGGTGTAGTAGAGGGGGATACTTGGTCGCAAGAAAAAGCGGATATGATGTTAGAAGATGAATTACAAGAATACGGTGAACACGTAGAAGAATTAGTTACTATGCCATTATCACAAAATCAATTTGATGCACTAACATCTTGGACTTTTAATCTAGGACCTACAAACTTAGCGAATAGCACGTTATTAAAAGTTTTGAATGCTGGAGAATACGAAGATGTACCAGCACAAATAAAAAGATGGAATAAAGCAAATGGTGATGTTTTAGAAGGTTTAGTAAGACGTAGAGAGGCTGAAGCACTACTATTTGAGGGTAAAACATGGGAACATATATAAATGGCATTACAAAAACTTGTTTTCCGTCCAGGAGTTAACAGAGAAGGAACTGACTATGATAATGAAGGTGGTTGGTTTGATGTTAATTTAGTACGTTTTAGAAAAGGTAGACCAGAAAAATTTGGTGGTTGGGCTAAATTAATTAGCACTACCTTTTTAGGTACATGTAGAGCATTACATAGTTGGGTAACTTTAGCTAGTACGAAACTATTAGGTGTTGGTACTAACCTAAAATATTATATTTTAGAAGGTTCATCTTATAATGATATAACTCCAATTAGAAGCACTACTGCTGCAGGAGATGTAACTTTTTCTGCTACGAATGGTTCAGCTACTATAACCGCTACCGATACAGCACACGGTGCAGTTGTTAATGATTTTGTCACTTTTAGTGGTGCTACTTCTTTAGGGGGGAATATAACTGCAAGTGTTTTAAATCAAGAATATCAAATAGCTTCTATTGTTAATGCTAATTCATATACGTTTACTGCTACAGCTACAGCTAATGCATCTGATAGTGGTAATGGTGGTAGTTCAGTTGTAGGTGCTTATCAAATTAATACAGGATTAGATAATTTTGTTGCCTCTTCAGGTTGGGGTGTTGATACTTGGGGTGCAGGTGGTTGGGGGTCTACTTCTCCTATATCTGCTTCTAATCAATTAAGATTATGGACACATGATAATTTCGGTGAAGATTTAGTAATAAATCCTAGAGGTGGTGGTATATTTTATTGGGATCAAACAAATGGATTAACTACTAGAGCTGTAGCTTTATCATCATTATCAGGAGCTAATTTAGCACCTACAGTAGGATTACAAGTTTTAACTTCAGAAACTGATAGACATTTAATTGTATTAGGGTCTGATCCATTAAATGCGGATGAAAGTGCTAGAACAGGTTCGATTGATCCTATGTTAATAACATTTAGTGATCAAGAAAACCCTGCTGTGTTTCAACCTTTAAATACTAATACTGCTGGAAGTTTACGTTTATCTTCTGGTTCTTTAATTGTGGGTGCAGTAAAAGCTAGGCAAGAAATATTAATTTGGACAGACACATCATTATATTCTATGCAATTTATTGGACCACCATTTACGTTTGGTGTAAATTTAATTAATGAAAATTCTGGTTTAATTTCACCTAAAGGTGCTATTACTACACCTAAAGCTGTATTTTGGATGGGTTATGAAAATTTTTATGCTTATACAGGTTCAGTACAAAAAGTTAGATGTACGGTACAAAATTATGTATTTAGCGATTTAAATAGAGCACAAGCGTATAAAATTATTAGTTTTACTATTAATAATAAAAATGAAGTAGGTTGGTTTTATCCGTCAGGTTCTTCAACAGAAATAGACCGTTATGTTATTTATAATTATGAAGAAAATACTTGGGTATATGGTCAATTATCGAGGACTGCTTGGTTAGATGAGGGAGTACAACCCTTCCCACAAGCAGCATCTAGTAATTATATATTTCAACATGAAACAGGTTTTGATGATGACGGTTCACCGATGACTAATGTATTTATAGAAAGTTCTGATATAGATATTGGTGAGGGCGATACGTTTTCGTTTATAAATAGATTAATACCTGATGTTAAATTTTTATCTAATTCTGGCGGTGGTCAATTAAATATGGTTACTAAAGTTAGAAATTTCCCTAATGAGGACTTATCTACTGCTAATACTAGTGAAATTACTTCTACTACAACGCAAAAACATATTAGAGCTAGAGGCAGACAATTTGTATTTAGAGTAGAGTCCGATGATGATAATGCACCTGCTAATACAGGCACAGGTTGGAGATTAGGAGCAACTAGAGTAGACGTACGACAAGACGGTAGAAGATAATGGCAGTAGAAACACGTAATGACTCTCGTTTTGTAAAAAATTATAATTTTTTAAACGATTATCATCTTAAAAACTTTACAGTATATCCAGAACCTATTCTTGTAGACGGTGTGCTCAAAACTACAACCTCTATGCAATTGGGAACTTTTGGTATGGATGGAAAAACTTATATCTTACCTACTTATAATAAAGATATAGGGAAAATAGAAAACCCACTAAAGTATTTTTCTGATTTAATTAAAAAAGGCAAAATAGTTGGGTATGAAGATGTCGATGAAGCAGGAAAACAACAAGAGTTAATAAGAAATAAAATAGTAAAAGATGGCTAAATTATTGCCAACTAACTTACCTCTAGCAGATAATGAGGTTACACCAGAACTATTTAATAGATTAATTAGAATACTTGAACTTAATTTAGGGCAAGCAGATTTATTAAATACATATCAAGTTAATACGACTGATAGAGATAAACAAAGTTTTAATATAGGTACAGTAATATTTAATACTTCTACAAATGCATTACAACTATGGGATGGATTCGAGTTTGTAGACCTCTCAACACCGTTTACAGCTAAATGTGTAGTAGGAACCGCTACTTCAGCAGTTGGTTCAGTTACTGTTTCTACCCCTTAAAAAACTTTATCTTATTAACAATAATAGCTATGATATAGATTTACAGGGGTTGTCATTACTGCCTGCATCTAATTTATTAGATTTAACATTATAAATATGCAAGGAGCTTATGGCAGTTAAAAAACGAAGGAAGACTAAGTCTATCCCTCGAACTACAAAAGGTAAAAAAGCTAACTATAGACCTACCAAAAAAGGAGCAGGGATGACCGCTGCTGGAGTAAGGGCTTATAGAAGGGCAAATCCAGGATCTAAGCTCAAAACTGCAGTTACAGGTAAAGTTAAAAAAGGCAGTAAAGCAGCAAAAAGAAGAAAATCATTTTGTGCAAGAAGTGCAGGACAAATGAAAAAGTTTCCAAAAGCAGCAAAAAACCCAAACTCAAGAATAAGGCAGGCACGTAGAAGATGGAAATGTTAGAAAAAGGCGGTATAACGACTTTAGATAATA